CCTATCCGCTCTGCCTGATTACGGATATTAGACTGAATTTCACAATGTGAGGTCAGATGAGTATAAACCGAAGTATCCGTTGCCAACGGAATCATAACGTCAGGTTTAATGTTCCCTGGTAACGGAGTTGCTAACTCATCAATAGCGGCATTGAATGCTTGTGCCGAAGCCTGATTTGTGTTGGGCTCCTTTAACACCTGCTTGACAATAACCAGTACAGCACCATTCAATATCGCCAAGTAAGAGCCTAACGTAGCTCTGTTCTCAGCCGAGGTACGTCCAAAATTGGCTTCTAACGTCTTGAGTTGCTGGAAAATCTTCGGAGAGTAGTCCTGCTTCAGGTAGCGGTAGCTGATAAAGTAGAAATCACCCACCGCTGGCTCTACTCCACTTGGATTGTATGTAGTCAAAGTAGCGGTATCATTAACTCCTACTCCAACCGTATTTGAAACAAGCAGTTCCAAACCACCAACAGAATAGCGTGGAACAGACGGGCTCACATGGAAGGTGGGAGAAACTTCCAAAGTGAAGGTACCAGCCAGACTGTAACTTCCTGTGCTTGCAGGCAAAACCGTGAAACGAAGCCCTGTACGAGCATCCGTATATGTCTGCCCTGGCAATCCCGTTCCACTAGATCCAGTTGGAGCGGTAGAAGTCACCACATAGTTGTTCCGAGCATCCTCACCAACATCACCATCAATGCTAGGAGTAATATTGGTGCCTGTGGTCGGATTGAATGCCGAATTAGCAGAGTTCGCAAATCCGATACTAGAAGTAGCAGCACCAACAGATAACGATTCAATCGTTATATAGGTATCACCACTTATTTCTTCCGTGTAAGCTACAGCACCAGCCGCAAAGCCCGCTGTAGCCATGAGGGAGTCTACCACTTCCTGTGCTTCAACCAAAGTCTGACCAGCAAACTGATTCTGAGTAAACCCAAGAACATCGTTTGCCGATCCAATATTGATCAAAAGAGAAGACCCCGAATCATTGGTAGGACTAGTAAGACGAACCTTGTCCAGGTTAACTCCAGTGCCTACCGAAGCCACGCTTGCCACTACCGCGTTGATGGCTCCTACCACTGCCAAAGCAGTAACTGCTGCTCCATTTGGCAATGTAACACTATAATCCACGCCATTAACGCGAAGACTAAAAGCATCGTTCAAACCAGCCGTTATATTGTATGCACCTGCCAGTGAGCTTAGCAGAGTAGCGGGTTTGTTGATAGATCCTGTTGTTCCATCCACACTCCGGAAAGTGCTAAACCCAAGAGTGGCTTCTACAGTGCCTTGGTTAATTGTGACATTTGCGACATCATCAAAACCACCCGGTAAAGCAGCCGGAACTGCAAGCCCTCTGATGATGAAGAAGATGTCACCTGTTGCACCATCAATTTGTTTGTAGCTCGCTAGATTGTTCGGAGCCGTACCAATGAAGTTAGGATCCGCGTCAATCACTGCGTTGATGTCTGTTAGAATTTGTGCTGGGGTGCGATTGCCCGCTGTAATCGAAATAGAAGCAATCGTAAACCCATCAATAGTAAGATTCAACACATTGGCTGGAGATGGTGCAATGGTGATCTTACCTGCATCTAGACCAGTCTGAATTGGAGTTACATGTCTGCTTACTAAAACAGATTTAGCAGCGGCAGCTAGGTTGGTGCTCTGATTTACCCCATCAACTTGAGTTACCCAAGTTGCTGAGAACGGAGAAAAGAACGAATAGGGTGCCGCACCTTTGTTTGTGAAAACAGCGTTGGTATCCTCAGTCTGTCCAAAGGTTACGGTCACTACCTCAGAAACAGGAGTGCCACTCCCAGTATGGAAAGCATCTGGAATTTGTTCAACTCCACGAGGCCATTGAACAATTTGGCTCAAACCTGCTTTGGTGCCAAACTTCACCTCGTATAAGTTACGGTCTTGAACCGTAGAGAATACTGTGTATTGGCCAACCCCTACAGGTCCCGCAACCAAATTTGTAAGGATGAAGGTATCATCCGCTAATCTGCTGTAATAGAAGGTTGCGTAAGCATTATAGTCAGGCGGTTGCGGTGCTTTAAGAATGATTCTACGATTCACCCCATCCACTACCGAAACCGGAACCGCTGGACGATTGAGGGCATCAACTAAAGTACGGCCCGTATAAACTTGAACAAGATCAGGCCGATTCGTAATCAAATCTTGACGACTGTTGGCTACAGAGTTGTATTCAGAAAGACCAAGCGGAGTGCTTCGTCCATTACCTAATGTTGGAACTTCTGGCAGCAAGAAATCTGTAGTCGATACAATAGCTGGGATAGTGCTTGTGTCAGTCACACGAGTGCATAACCCCAAAAATATTTGATCATCAATTAAAGTTCCAACAACCTGTCCACCAGACCCTGTGGAACTATCAAATGGAGTAGCACCAGGGCTGGTAGTAGATGCAGCCACCTGAAACGAAGAACCCCAATTGATAACCGAAATATCAGTGCTTGGATTAGAAATTACAAAATCCGTACCCTGAATATAGTCATTCCGACCAGGAGAAATACCACACCGCAGAACTGTCGTAACCAGACTATTAGGCAAATAGTCAAAAGTATCTTGCCAAGTGTTTGCCCAGTACTGAATAGTAACAGTAGAACCAGGAGCTGGGGCATATGGTAAAGTTACAACACCATTAGTCCCATCAACAGCTTCAACAATTACTTGAATACCATTGACCTTAGCAACCACCTTAGAGGCGTCAGTAGTGGTCACACCACTTCCGGTTCCATCTACAATTGGGCGTTGAAATACACGGAAAGCCCGATTGCGAGAAGTGGCAGTACCAGAAGTGAACCCTAATGGGCCATTAGCCGTTCCACTTTCAATACCAATACTGATAGGAGCGGTAAACTGGACATGATTTAAACCTTGCCCATCCGTAGATACAGAAGTGGAAAGATTTGGCACTAAGGCCGCATTGACAGCAGAAACTACAGTAGCAGCACTCAAGGCACCTTGCGGCAACGTAATAGTAGCTACCGTACCCCCCACATTGATAATAAGCTGATCGTTAGTCCCTGTAACGATATTGAACGGGGCGTAACCAGGGGATAATAGTGTGGCATTTGTAGTGGTTACTTGATCAGAAAGGTCGTCAGTAAAAGCCGTGTCCCCACGATGGAAAAAGTAAGTTACTCGAACAGAATCAGTAGGCTGTGTGGGAACTTGAAGAGTGATAAGACCCCGCTGACCTTGAACTGAGCCTAAAGATACAGGGGTACCATTCACTGTCACCGTGATCGATCTAACATCATTGGTGACCCTACCAAATCCTTGCCCATCCACAACCGGATAATTTCTAACCCGGAGAGTAGTCAAAGTGCCATCTTGAGCACCAAGGACGAGGTTGTTCGGATTAGTTGAATCTACAACCCAGCTTTCAGACACATCTTCATTAACGATCTGCTGGTCAACCGTTGCAGACGAACCACGAACAAGCTCAAAATCGCTTTGCTCTAATTCCTCTTGCCCCACTCCAATTATAGCCGGAATCCTAAGTCCAGCGACTAAATTTGAAGCGTTGGTTTCTGTTAGGGTACGAGTGTAAACACCCGGAGGAGCATATGATATGAAAGGACCGCTCGCCATAAAAGGTGTCTCCTAGATTAAAACCTTTTACATTTGGATCTGGCCCACTTTTTAAGTGAGTTTTTTACAAAATTTGGTTTTGAGTCTGGGTCTATCTCACCATAGTGAGCAATCACCTAGGACTAAAAAACAAAAGAATATCAATCTTTTTCTACTTATTTTTAGCTTCGTTAATCAGTTTTATCGCTTCCTTAGCCAATTTTTTACGAGCGCCCCTTCCCAGATCACTCATAGGTTCATAATCAATAAAATCTTTCCCTGTGTGCCGAATAAGAGCTGGGGTTTGCCCTTGTTTTCTAGCTTCTTTTTTTACCTTGTTTCGAGCTTCAATAACCCCCCAATTTTTTGTTGCACTACGACCTACAGCTTTATCAGCGGTCGGATAATCTTGATCATGAACTCCAGAATTAGCTAAAGATCCCTTCCCTTCCGAAAAAGCAAACCCAAATTCAGAAATTACTAAAGGGGCAGGGTCATGGCACTCCGGGCACTCATGAATCAAATGCTCCCCCATCTTCAAAACCCTCTCAAACTTAATATTGCAAATTGGACATTCAAAAGTGTATTTAGGCACATTTATTCTCCATCTAAATTTGTCACAAAATCCTTTCAAAATTATTATCTCTACCAGCAATTACAGGAAAAGTTGCAAAAAATAATTTATTTCGTATGTCTCCTATAATTGTAGAATCTCTCCCCGAAGCAAGAGGCGTTGTAGCTTTATCCATTTCTGCTGTTGTTGCTGTAACTCGACTGATCGTCAAAGGCAACGGAATATGAATTTCCCAATCAGCCTGTATCTGAATTGAAAGAGAAGCATTGTAATAATAATCATCCCCCGTTTCATCAAATATCTCTTCAGCTTCCCCTCCAATAGAAATGTCTGTAATCTCAATCCCTTCGAAAGACAGAGAATCACGCTTCTGCCCCCATAAATACATGACAACAAGGTCTGCCATTTCTTCCAGTT